TCTACATAATAATCTTTACCTTGAATTTTTCTTTCTGTTGAAGAAATGATGGAATCAGAAGTTGTCCACTTACCTTCAAAGGTTACAAACGAACTTTCAATCTCTGCTTCTGCACTTGCTAGTCCATCACCAGATTCTGTTAAGTTAATGAACGGAATATACTTATATCCTCTACCACCGTCAACAATTTTAATCTTAACAATAGCTCCTGGTAATTTAGAACCAGTTGCAGTTAGATTCTCACCGTCACCCATACACGAATCTATAGCTATATTTGCACCTGTTCCGATTCTTGAACGTATCGTAATCGATGGAAAACTATTTTGTGTATAGTTTGTTCCACCAGTTGGGTATATCCAATACTTACCAATTGCTGCATCTATCCCAGCAGTCGTATATGTAAACACTAAGTTACAATTGATAGAAGTTGCACTAGTTATTGCATTAACAAATCTTGATTCACCATTTACAATAATTCTATCACCAACTGTTATTTCTGTGTCAAAACTTGTTCCTGTTCCAGTTACGATGTGACTATTTGCAGTTACGTTTGCAGTACCAGTTAATCTAGTTGGTTCGATATCTAATTTTAATATTCTACCAGATGTATCTGTAGCACTAACCCTTGCAGCTGCACCAACACCATCAGTTAATACTGGATTTGATCCAAAAATAACTTCATCGCCAACTCGATAGTTTTCTCCGGAACCATTAATTATATAACCGCCTATTGACCTGAATCCAGTAATAGAATGAATTACTGTTCCTGTGGTGTATGTCGCACCTTGAGTTTGAACAATAGGAACAGCTGTCGCAACAGAGTTTGCAGTAACAACTAGACAGTTTGCAATCGAACCAACTGTAATTGTTCTTGGGTTCATCAAAGTAATAATCTTTGAGGTATTACTTATTGATTTCCCAGCAATTGCATAATCAGCTGCACCAATCATAATACTAGCTAAATTAGCAATAAGAACATCCGATAAAATACTATAGGTATTAGTTACATTACTAGATGAAGTATTTACCGTTGCAATAGAACCGTTTACGATAAGAGGTGGGTCTATTGCATCAATGATTCCACCAACTGTAAATCCTGCTCCTGGTTTATTTACTCTAATCGTATCAATGAAGCCAGAAAAAACTTCTTCAATAACTGCGACAGCTTCTTGATCTGCACCACCACCAGATACAATTACCAAATCTCCGTTTGAATAATTCGATCCACCTTCATTAATAATAATAGTACGCAATGATGAAGATGTTAAAAATTCTATGTTTAATAAATTTCCGTCTACAATAATATCTGTTACACAAAATTCACCATTAGAAAACGATCCTATAACAGTTTTTGAGTTTATGTACAAATCCTCAATGTTTCTATTTGAAACAAGACTGACCGCAAATCGTTCTGTAATACCGGAAGCTCTTGAAGTTTTACCTGTAATTTTACGATTTACTAAAAGAGAATAATCAAAATTATTAAAGAAAACTTTTATTGTTGAACCATTACTAGGTGCGGTATTGAATATAATTCTTTTAGAATATTGATTTACAAGATACGCCGTAGTTTCAACACCATTAATTAAAACAGATTTTACTGTAAATGAGGTACTAGGTAATAAAAAAGTTTTAGTAGTTCCATTACCGATGTGTAGTAAATATAATGTATCTGGGTCTACACGTAATGAATTTTCAACTGACCACGTGCTTGCAGATGCACGAAGGACTTCATTCTTTGGTTCAATGATTTCAAGTTCTTCACCAAACAACATTCTAAACAAAAATCTATATGACGAACTACTACCTTTTGACAAGTAAAGATTTGTCAAATTTTTAAAAAGAATATCTTTACGTACCGCAGCATCTCTAGGAAGTAAAGATGCAAACTTTTCATAGAAATTATTTTCAAACGTATCCAATGAAGAATCAACATCCGACAAATATCGTAAAGACTTTGCCTGATTGATTAAATCATTTTTCTGTGTTCCTTGTTGCGTTTCCAAAAACTCATAATAAGCTTCTAGGAAAGAAACAAATTTAGGATGTTGCTCACGAACAAATTCTGGAACTTGATTACGAACTAAATTTGATATTTTTAAACTAGTCATTACTTCGCACTTATTTCAGATAGGTCTACTGTTATAGAAGAAGAATCGTTCACATCTATTTCCAATATTGTGTTTCTGTTAGTTTCAATAATACCTTTATCAGATTCAATTGTTATTCTCATAAAACTGTCGGAAGAATAGACTGTTTGAATATCTACATCAGATAGAATAATTTCGCCTGTTTCGTAATTAATTTTTCCGGCTGATGAGCTAACAATTTGTTTCTGTGCATCTGCATCATAATAAACTGTTCTTAAAAATCCAGTTCTTGCAGTAACAATTGCAACAGCTGTAGCACTACTTCCACCACCACCCGAAAGTGTCACAACAGCACGGGTATAACCAAAACCACTATTGGTAATGGTAATTTTCTCTACTCTTTGATTAACGATAGTTGCAACTGCGGTAGCACCGCTTCCGTCGCCAGTAATTGTTACAGTTGGTGGTGATGTATAATTAACTCCAGGGTTTACAACTTGGATTTCTTCAACACCAGTATATGTTTCTGCTGATTCTTCATATGTAACAGTTCTTAAAACTCCTTGTGAATCAAAAACATCAAATTCTGTAGAAGTTAATCTGTTAGTCAATGTTCCTCTGTGTAACGGTACATTAAAGTTTAATTTATAGTTTCTTAGTACACCTATTTCTGGTTCAAATCTTTTTTGAACACGAACAACAGTCTCGGAACCAATAATTGCAGTTGTGTTTGTACTATCAATCACATCCTGTAATTTAGATAGTACAAAGCGTCCACCAAATCTATTCAGATTTAATTCACGATAGTTTATAATTGCATTTCTAATTTTATTTTTTATTTCTTGTTCGGTATCTGTTGTTTTGCGTTTATCATACTTGACATAATTGTTTACCAACAGATACAAATATTCTGGATCACGAATCTCAGTTTGAATCGCAATTATAGATTTAGGTTTGATGATTTCATCTATGATTCGTTGTTTCTCTAACTCAGAAATGTAATAATTTTCCTTTGGTTTAAGTGATAGAATAACTTTTCCATATGATGGTGGAATGTCATCCTCACTTCCCCATACGGAAACAGAGTCCACACTCGGGTAATTTTTCTTAATATAAGATTCATAATCTTTATAAGTAACTAGTCTATTTTGTGTGGCAAACTGTAATGGGGCGGAGTATTTGATGCTATCAACGGACTCCCTTTCTGAACTACTTGCAGCTACAGAATTAACTGTAACTGTAATATAGGTGTATCCACCAATTCCTAATAATGGAATAAATGATGAAGCTCTATCAGCATCCCTTCCTGTTGTTGTTAAGTATTGAATACTAACAATAGATCCATCAGGAATAGATTTACCTATTACTCCATCTCCAAAATATATCTCAAATAATTGATTTCTACCTTCTTGTAAAAAATAAACAGAAGCCGTTGAATCGATATCAAGAATATCTTGTGCTAAACTAAAAGTTTCTATTTCCGTATTTGACGTAGATTTTTGAACTGTTACTTTTAAAGTATTAGTATCAACATTTGTATCTGGGATAGTAAATATTGACCTCGGATTAGATGATATATCAAATACATTAGAAAAGTTTACAAGTTGTCCTTCATATATTGGTATATTATCAAATAAAAATTGATTACCAGTTCTAGACACAGTAACAGATTCTAATGTATTAAAAACATATGATTTATCATCAATCAAATTTGATTGTAGTGCCCATCCTACAGGAATAGTCAAAGTTTGTTCCGGATCATTTGATGTTACAGACACAGTAACATTGACATTAGCAACAGAAGGTCTACGGGAATACGGAATATACCCTAATGTTTTTGCATGTGAAACAACTGAATCACGAAGGATTGCTGTATCAAGAAATGCCTCATTTGCAATCATATTTGTATAGTATGCATTATAGTGTGTATTATATGCCAACACATCTAGAAGGATATCTAATCCAGAACCTTCAAAATCATAATCAGTAAATTCTGATTGTTGCCTTAGAAAGTTTTTTAAATTTCTTTTGATTGTGTCAAAATCAAGTTCGGTAATCTGTAAACGGTCTGCCATTATCGTAGTCGCTCTAATTGGAATGTAATAGTTACTGGTTCTGGACGATTAACAATATTAAATTCAACACGAACACTAAATGCATTATTATCATAGTCTGGAATAACAGTAACTCTTTGTAAAGATACTCTAGGTTCGTAATTTTGTATTGTCGTATAGATTTCTTTTTCCACACGAATAGCGGTAACCATATCTAAATTTTCAAACAATAATCGTCTTATGTTTCCACCAAAAATTGGATTAAACAATCTTTCATAATTGTTCGTTGACAATAAGTTTTTGACGGAATTGATGATGGCTTTATCGCCAACATGTTTGTTTATATCTTTTCGAATTGGATGAATATTAAAATTCAAATCCAAATCACGAAATTCTCTAGTTAAATTTGTGTTGGTAGTTTGCATCTTCTATTTATAGGTTATTTTTTAAAGTATCCGTTCCAACATAATTATCTACTAAATGTGCTGTCAAATCAGTAAATCCAGAAAACCTAGCCATGTCGGAAATCCCATTAGAGATGGATCTAATATTTCCAAAGAAATTTATATCATGACTCATTCTAGTTGACATCAAATTATTTGCAACATTAATAGTGTCAAGAATATCACCTATTCTTTGTGCTGATAGATTAGAAGAATATGTTACTGTTGGAAATCCCGAACCAACTAAACTATTTCTAAGGTCTATTGATGCAGCTTGTAATAAAATAGAATACTTTACCAAATCATCTTCAATAAAAAGACTTGTCATACTTCCTAAAATAGGAGTATTGTTTCCAACACCCTCATACTTATTAACAACTCTAAAAACTACAGACCCAAATCCAGTCGCCGTATAAAAATCTGGTAGAGCATTATTTGTAGATTGTTCTAATCCAGATATTCGATTTGTGTGTGATAAAAAATCGATACTAGTATTTACTAGGCTTGCTGCTGAAGTATTTGCATTTGCTAATATTGTATATGTGTTACATAACACGTACATATTATTTGCATATGAAATAATCTCATTTATTGTATTTGCTAAAGGATTTTTCATATACAAAGATTTTGAAGTTTGATTATTAGCAATAGCATCATACTGCCATTTTTTTAATGGCGCAGGCATTTGCAGATTTCTTTCTTCTAAATTATTTAATGGATCAAGTGCATTACCAAACTTTGTAGTATCAAAATTTAATTTTAACGAATCAAATATTTTTCCCATTATAATATACCAGCAAATATAGGAGTGGGTAGTGGACTAAACGTAATAGGGTCTAAACACGTTGCCAAATCTCCCTGAACAATAATTGGTTGACCATTAACCAATACGTTTGGAACTTCATATCCTAAACCCAAAAAAGCAGCGCAATGAATCTCACATGAAGGAGCTGGACAACATCCGTGAGGAGCAACTTCATCCCATACTTTTGCAAGAGGAATTCCATTGATCCTAACATTTATATGTCCTGGTCCAACAATAAGACCTCTATCTAAAACAACATCTCCTATTTTAGCAACAAATGGCATAAATCATTTCCTTATATGTTTACGTTAATATCACTTCTTCCACATATATCAGTTTCTTTGCTAATTATTTTACTTCCAGTAATTGGAATAGTGGATTTGTTTGTATTGATAAATGCATCAGCTTGTCTATATAAACATTCTGTTAATAAACTTCTAACTTGATCGGTAGGCATTTTATTACTTAAATCTGTTGCCGCTTGGTTTGCACAAACAGCACAAGAACTATCATATGCGTGACTATCTATCCATTCCTGTAGTGACTTATCATCTAATTCTTTTAAACTATTTTTAAATTCTCTAGTTGCATTAGTTAAAAGTTCTCTATTAGCATCCCTGTACTTTTTATAGCTATCTACGAATTCATCTCTTTTTGCAATTAATTTGTTTCGCATTATTTTACCAGTATTAGCTATGTCCTTTACAATACAAACATCCCCAAGGTATTCCTTAAAACTTTCACCAGCAACATTTATGTTAGATAACTTTCCTGCTACTTCCGCTGTTGATCCTACAAGATCCAAACCTTTAGTTGCAAGGTTTTTTGCTGCAGTAAATGATGATGGGTCGTTTGCTGTAACAAATGCTGCTTTCTGAAATTCATTATATGATTTTTGCCATCCAGGAATTCCTACTGATTTTGAAAGGTCTGTTGGAAGACTCGAAATTTTATCAACAGCTTTAGTGTAAAATTGATTTGCATTACGTGTTAAACTTTCTGATGCATCTGTCAAAAATTTGCCAGCTACAGATGGTTCAAATTTTGCAATTTCTGCTGCAGATGCACTAGTTTGCCAATAATCTTTGTTAAAATTTCCAAAATCTATTTTACCGCTAGTAATTGATTCAACTGATGTTTGTGGAGGTATGCGAATATCATCAAGAGCTTCTCCCGCAATTTTTGTACTATTTTCAACAGCACTTGTTGCCGCTGGACCGGTAGCAGGTACTCCAGTCCCAGCCGCAGCCCCAGCATCAGCAGCACTTTCTCCGGCATCTGGAGAACTGGCGGGTGCAGCTAAAAGATTAATTACTGACCCATTAATTGTTGTTGCTCCAGATGCGCCAAACTCAGCATAACCTAAAGAAGATGCTGAAACTGAAGCTATACCAGAAACACTAGTTTTTGCTCCAGACACACTTGTTAATAAAGATGCCCCACCCAATGAACTTGAAAGTGTACCAGAAACTGATGCTGTAAAACCTGCGGATGCACTAAAACTATCTTTAGCTGAAAATCCAATTGATCCTTCAGCTGCACCGTTAATATCTTTTTCCGATATAAAATTTATTTTCCCTTTAACAACATAAGTCAAATCACCATCAATAAGAAAAAGAGAATTTCCTTTAATATAATTTAAATCATCTCCACCAATATTTCTTGTACTATCCTTGACTATTTTTTGTTGTACCGAACCATCCGGACGGTATTCTTGATTAGAACCCATTCTATGATAGATATGAATTCTTTCATATTGTGGTGTATCATCAACTTCAATTGCATGACCAGATTCGGATTCCATTGCATTGTTGTATGGATACTTTGCATTATAAGATGGTTGTCTTTCAAGTCTTTCTAAATTTTCTTTTAAATTTGATATTTGAAAAGGTTCTTCATCATATCTAGCTAATTGCGAAGTTGTTGGTTCATCTAATTTTCTAGGATAACTTGTTTTGTCATCTTCTGGTTTTACAGGAGCTACAAATAACTGTTTACCGTCTCTTGTATCGTTGAATCCTTGTTGTGGATTTGGAGTAGCTAATGGAATCCCTGGAAGTATTCCCATCATTACTGGTTGTTGAGCATTTTCACCATCAGTAAAGAATCCGACAACCATATCAGATTCTTTAGGTGTATATGTGTTAGCATTATTCAAAGGCATCATAGCTTGAGCCCAAGGTAATGATTTAGTTGGACAGTCTGCTATGCTTTCGGAATGCCATCCAAAAATTCTAACTCTGCATCTTCCTAATTTTAATGGATCGTTTCTATCTTCTACTACACCAACCCACCAGACAAATCCACCTAAACCAGCGTATTCTTTATTCATGTTTATTCCATCTATGCCATGTTATCGTTTAAAAAATCATTAGAAGTTGAAATTACTAAATTTTGTTTTTGATCCAAGAATGTAGAATCAGATGCAGCTTCAAAAATTGTTTCATGTTTTGTAAATGTTATAATATGTCTGCAAGCTATAACTGTATAATTAGCATATAAACTTGCATCATCAATTTCACCGTTTACTGGTCTTACTGACCTATCTTGCGTTTTTAATAAAACATTTAATCCAGAAGAAATTTTAAAATTTCCAGGAACAACTACTCTAACTTTTCTATCTAGAAAACTTTTAAATATCGACCTTCTTTGTAACAAATATTGTTCAGGATTATCTGGAACAATGTTATCTTGTGTATTATTTAATTTAGACTTAATGTATGCACTTTGACTTCTATCTATTTCAGAAAATGCTAAAACTTTTCTACTATTGTACGATTCAGTATTAAGTTTACCTTCTTTATCTTGAATTATTGTAGTGAGTGCATTTCTTTCATTAGTGTTTCCTCTAAAAGAAGAATACCCTACTTTTGCATTTACAAATTTTCTTGTTATTGGATCGAATCCTTGAAATGTTCCAGCCCACGATCCATTTTTTACAGTCTCTAGAAAATCGAATTGTGTTAATACTTTAAAATCTCTAGCACCTAAAAATTCCTCACCCATTGCATTCTTACCGTTTAAAACAGAAGGAGTTAAATTTTTAGGATTAAAGTTAATCATACAAACAGGTTTTTGTTGTATTATATCATGTAAAGAAACAAAATTATATCCAAGTCTATTTTCAAAAAATAAATAGTCGGGAAGGAATTCTGCATTAACAGCACGTTTAGCTATCCATTCTAAAGATTCAATCGGTGATAGATTAGGAATTATTATATTCTTTATTCCTAGTGATGGTGTAATTATAGGTTCATTGTTTAATCCTAAACCATCTTTTTCCGTCATTATTTTTCTAGCGATGGTAGAATATTCACCTGAATATGAACGATTTATTTTTCTCATTAAAGAGTAAACATACTCATCGCTTATAAAATGTAAAAGATATGATTCACTAGTTTGGTTGTTATTTTTTCTGTCGGTAATCTTATATACTCGGAATTTTTTTTCATATATTAATGATGAATCTTCCTCAGTATCATCTGAACTTTTTCCTATTTTTATAGATATTATCTCACTTCCATCAAACACGAATTTGTTTAATAATCCTATAGAATCGTTAATATAAATGTTACCAGATATAGATGATAAAAAAATTGTATCGTAAATATTAAGTTCACCAAAAACTTCTCTTATATCATAAGACGCATTTTTGTCTCCATCTTTTAAATTTATGGTAAGAGCATGTATTTTAAACTGCGTACTTTGATTAATTTGCATTATTTTATAACAGTACGGAATTCTTGAATAAGGTCAAAAGCAAATTCTGGTTTTAACAATTTTATTTCTCGTTTGTTTTCGTTCTGTTCATCTTCATATTGATAATATGTTTTGGTTAGTCTATTAACTTCTTTTTTTATCTGTTCACCAGTAGATAGTGTAATATATGAACTTCCTATTCCAGTATTTGCGTATGTTGCAGAATCCAACTGAATAGTTATCGTATCTGATTTAGTGTTATAGGTTGTTATAATTTCTTTATAATATGAATGTATATTTGTTCTAGACCATGTAGTACCAGTTTCACCAATCATTGTATTTGCGTTTGCGGAATATTTTTTATTGACGTAATTATTAAATGTTATTGTATTTAATGGCCAATCATATTGAGGGTCAATTATATTATTAAACAATAATATGATCCAATGTCTTTCTACATCACCATAAACTTTTTGTGCCAGTATTTCCGGAGTTTCACCTTCTTCTATTTTATATTCGTAATAAACTGATGAATTTGTTTTAAAACTTTCTTCCATCTTAAATCTAGTCATGATATTTGTCACAACATCTAAGCTAGTGCCTCCATCTATTGGTTTATAGAGAGTTTTAGGAAAAAATGAAAAATATTTTGACATTATGGACTTCCTATATTATCTCTATAAAAACTTTCTTTTGTATGAATAAATGTTTCTTTAAAATGTAAGGTCATGCGAGTTGCCACAGGTGTTCCTGTACCTCCAACTTTTGGAACATCTGAATATTTAAATTCTGTAGTTTTACCTTGGTTATATTGAGGATTTTCTTCATAAGCAGCAAATCCATTCGGAGCATAGTCAACGTCAATTCTTGTTAAAACACAACTAGCAAGTTGTGGTAAGTTTGGATTTTTACGATCAGCATAATAAAAATCTATGTCAAAAATAGAAGGTGGAATTAAGAAAAATCCAGCTGTTCCTTGTGATATTTCTGGTGCTTGATGATACTTAAATAAATGAATTATGTTATACACATCTTCGGCTTCTTTTTCGCTTCTGGGATAGAACATAAAATCAAAATTAAACTCACGAAAATTTGGGCTAGTGTATAACAACTCTAACATAGGATTTGCTACTTTATTTGCAGCAACTTGAAATAACGCTGCTCCACTACTTCCCAAATATTTTTTCATTCCAGCATAAATGAATGGAGATAAGTTTTTTCCTAATTGACCAGCTAAATCATTAAATCCTTTTGGTTGATTTTTAGCAATATCACTAATTGCTGAAACACCAACCAAACCAAGTCCAAGGTCACCGAAAGAAAAATCACTATAGTTTTGATTGTAAGAAAATGCCAAAGTATCTGGCATGTAAAGTGCAATCGAATCTTTAATACGCACTACTTGATTTAAGTAATTTACTCCATTTATATTACCAATAGGAAATTCTTTTTCTATTGCGTTTCCCAAAGTTTGAATACCCTCTGCAACTTTAGAATTACCCAATTTTTTCACAAGTGCTTTTGTCTTGTCGTTTGCATTATTAGTAAAAAGTCCTCCTAAATAATTACCAAAATTTTGTGTAACTTCTGAGGTAGTTTGAATTCCAGTTCCTAGATTATCTTGTCCCAGTCTAAATTCAGTCGTATTATTTTCACCAGGTATTCTAAATCCACTTTGTGTACCATTGTTTCGTTCATATATTGTAAAAAATGCAAAATGAGCTTTATCTATATTTCCTAAGTCTATAGGGTACCTATACATTGCTCCTAATTTACCATCACCAGCTTTTGCTCCCCCACCTGGGATAAAGTTCCTAACACCTTTAGGTTTGGTTTCTGCTGTATATTGTACGTCAAAAAAGTTGAAATTCATCGGATTGCCTTTAAAGATTAACTAGATAGTATTTATGTCATACAAAGGAACATTTAAACCCAAAAACCCTACAAAATACAACGGAAATGCAAATAATATCATTTACCGTTCTCTGTGGGAGTTACGTGTAATGAAGTATCTAGACGACCATCCGGAGGTAATCTGGTGGGCGTCCGAAGAGCTTATTATACCATACTACAACCCAATTGACAATAAGAAACATCGTTATTTTCCAGACTTTGTGGCAAAGATGAAACGCAAAGATGGTACCGTTATGACGTATGTGATTGAAGTCAAACCTGAGATTCAAACAAAGAAACCTGAACAGAAACGGCAGACTAAAAAGTACATTCAGGAATCTATGACCTACATCATCAACCAGTCCAAATGGAAAGCTGCTACTGAATTCTGTAAAGACAATGGATGGGAATTTAAAATCATAACTGAGAAACACCTTGGTTTGTGAGATAAATAGACAATGGCATACTTAATAAATCGAATAGAAAAGTCTTTAAGAAATGAGGGATTGGCACCTCGTACTGAAAAAGCTCGTGCGTGGTTACAATCTAAAGTCAAAAGTCTAAATCCGTCAAGGACTAGACTGATGGAAGATAAACCTAGACTGAGGGATAGTTCAATTGTAGGTAATATGTATTTCTATTACTACGATCCAAAGACTAAAGAGTTTATGAAATACTATGACAAGTTTCCTTTGGTCATACCTATTGAAGAACATGGTGATGGATTTCTTGGATTGAATTTGCATTACATTCGTCCAAGACAAAGATTAATATTTTTAGACAAGTTGAGCGAAACAAATACGAACAATCGTTATGACGCAAGTACCAGATTAAGGGTGAACTACCATTACCTTAAAAATACATCAAGGATATACGAACACACTCCTTGCCTAAAGAAATATTTGTATAAACACATTCAATCCAAATTCGTAAAAATCGATGCAAACGAATGGGATATTGCTGCATTGTTACCAATGGAGAACTTTGCAAAGGCATCTAAAAATCAAGTATTTGCAGAATCAGAGGAAAAATTCTAATGTCATTTTCACCAAATCTATTTCT